AAGCTGAAAGAACGAGCTTCCTTATCGGTCAGGCCGATGTCAGCAGAACCACCACCGTTGGCGATCGGCTGAGCGGGACGCACAGGAGCGGCAGGGGTTGCAGGTTGAGCAGCAGGACGCTTGGCGATCTCGGACAGAACCGAGCGCATGGCATCAGCTTCAGAAGCACCGGACTCGATCAGGCCCTGGGCCAGATCGTCTGCCTTGTGCTCACGGCAGAGAGAAGTGATGGAGGCAACGCGGGAGCGCTCATCGGCCGCAGCCTGAGCCCGCACGGCCTCCATATCGATGTTGGAGGTTTCCATTGAAGTGATTTTGTCTTGGGACAAAGGTGCGACCGTGGCCGCGGCAGCACCGGGAGGACCGGAGCTGCTGGTAGCCTTGCGGCCTTGGCCGACTGTATGGTCGGCCGGGATTGACACAGCGCTGACCTCCATTGGAGTGAAGGCTGTTACCAGTGCCATGCCCTCACGACTGGTGGTATCAAGCGGTGCGTCGATCGAATACATGAACGAGACGTTCCTGATTGTTCCGCTTTCCCAGTCCTGGCGACGCTTGTATTCCTCGCTGCCTTCGATCTTGGTGTTAGGGCTCCAGCGGGTACGAACACGGCCCTTACGGTCGTTGCCCATCCAAGCCCGCTCAACAACGCCTAGCACGACCTCGACATTATGGTTCCACAACCATGGCGCCGCGCCACTGTTCAGGCGACTCATGTTCATGGCTTCAGGATCGTGGCTGAGCACTTCCATCCCGAAATATCGCTCGACCGGCTGCTCGCTGCTGAATGTGAACTCGACCACCTCGGGATCTTCCTCGGCACGCGCAACATCAGCCACTACCGCCGAGCGGTAGAGAGGCTCTGAATTCAGTTCGCGCAGATCCATCAGAGATCGGCCATCGTTCTCATTCATGCTATCTACTGCCGGCTCAAACAAAATCGGTTGATAGTCATGCTCGTCTAGCCATTGCCTTGCTTCGGCCACAGTGAAGCGTGAGGCGTCAAATCGAATGGCCTGCAGCTCTGTTGGCTCATCGCTGCGGATGCCAAAAATGAAATCAATGCCAGCACCACCGGCACCATTCTCACGACGGAACCGCTCGAAGCGATCGGGATCAATCAACCTTGCTGCGTGCTCGTTCGGATAAGGCCGGGCTTCGTGGCCTTCGATGCTGCGATCTTCTCGCGCTTTCTTGATGCTTTCGCCCTTAGCTGTGCTCCATGTTTGACCAGGATCACCACCCCAGGCCGCCCACGCCACACGACCGGCCGATGGGTAGCCATCCTCACCAGGGCTGAAGCCTTCGCCCTGCTTGTCCACCTCATGCCTAGCAAACCAGGCCGCCATCGTGATTACCGTGTCAGGGCTCAGCTCATTGCCTGACAGGATCTGGCTGGCCCTGCGTGCTGCCACTTCAGTGCCGCCGGCCTCGCCCTCTTCTTTCCATGCGCGATAACGCCGCGCTTCCTCCCTCATGCCTTCAGTCGGCATCAGGTTGATCTCAGTGCCATTGACGTTTGCCATCAGACAGCATCCTCCTCATCAATCACAACATCAGGCGTTGCGTTTGGTGCGCCGCCCTGGGCATCGTCGGCCGGGTTTGTGTCAAACTGAAGGCCAAGCTGCTCAGCCCGGTCCACTTCGTTAGACCGTGCAATCAATAGATCCTCAAGATCACCGCCACTCTCAGCGATCACTTGCGCCTGTGTCTTGAAGCCGGCCCGCACAGCATCGCGATAGGCCTGCACTTCTTTTTGTGGATCAACCCAGGCCCAGCCACGTGGATACCACTGCACGGCCTCGTAACGCTCCGGCATGGCCTCATAGTCCGGCAGCCGTAGTTGGCCAGAGCCAACAGCAGCGGCCAGCCACCGCTCATAGATCGGCTGCGCCAGGTGCTCGATCATGAAGTCCTGCAGCATCCGCCACTGTTCACGGTCTTCAAGCAGGCTCAGCCGGCTGCTGCTGTAGTTGCTTTGGCTGAAGTCACGGCTGATTGTTTCGTAGCTGCAGCCAATGGCCGCGGCAACAGACCGCAGCATCCCACGCAGGAACGGCTCGAACTGACCATCAGGCGCATCAAGCTGCGGCACGTTGATCGTCTCGCCCGGTGCCAGATACTTGAAGACACCAGGCTCAAAACGACTGACGCGCTCATCGTCATAGACCTCATCGCCTTGCAGCTCACCCTCTGGTGACTGAATGAAGCCCATCAGGCTGCTGTTGGCCCTGGCCCTGACCACCTCGGCCTCCTCATAGCCATCGAGGTGATGCAGGCGCTTAATTGCGCTTGATACCCATGGAGCACCACGGGTTTGGCCTGGGCGCTCGGTGATGAACAAATGAATGATCTGCTCAGCAGGCACCTCGATCACCTCACCACCGCGAGCGTTGGCAATGTCTCCAGGGTGAACGGTGCGGAAGGCATAGCTGATCGGCCGGCCCCAGCGGTTCACCTTGACGCCCATGCGCCACTGGTCGCCGTTGGCATCCTTGCCGTAGCTCTTGCCTTCGTCGCAATAATCAGACTCGATGATCTCAATGCCAAGCGGCACGCGGCTGCGGCCGAACGCCTCGGGAATGATCCGCAGAAACACCTCACCGGATTCAGCCACGGCCATGATCGCCAGCCGCAAGATCTCAGCCATGCTCAATCGACCGCCAACATGGCAACGATCGGCATGACACCACGACTGCCAGGCTGCCTCGATGCGACGGTTCACTGATTCGTTCAGCCTGTTGCCGCGTTGCATCCGCACACGGCCCTGCATCCTGATGCCCTGGCCGATCACATTGGCGCCGATGGCACGGATCGCTTGACGTGCATAAGGTGAATCACGGACCAGCTGCCGCGAGCGATTCCTGAGCCTGATCAGGCTGCCATCGATCTCGGCGTCGGCGCTGGTGCTGCTGGTGATCCAGTTGGCTGTCAGCCGTGTGGCCAATGCGCCTTCATAGGCGCGACGTCGTGGCCGCTTCTGCTGTTGCTGCTCAGTCTCAATAGCCTCGACGGGCTTGGCTTTCTTGCTGGTCATCAGAACCTCACGAAGACGTTGCGGGGATCACCTAAGCCCTGGGCGATCTTCTCAGCAGCACGCTCACGCGCAACGATCGCCTTCAGTTGTGACTCGCGCTGCATCAGCACGTTGAGATCGTTGGCGGTGTAGCTGCGGCCGCCGATGCTGTATTGCTTGGCGCCTTTGCTAATGATTGCGCGGATCGCTGCCTGTACGGCATCCAGATCTTGCTCAGCCTGACTGCGGCCATCAAAGGCTGTGGGATCGCCGGTGTAGGCCAGGGACGGAAGAACTTTGGTCGTGCCCTTACCGATAACAACGACGACGGCGCCACTGGTGATCTTCTTTTCCCAATACCAGGTGCCGGCATCCCAGTCGGCAGTTGTGGTTGCAGACAAGCTGACATCCCATCCGCCATCGGATCGAGCGGAACCAGTAGCCGTTGCGCCCTCGCCTGCGATGTTGGTTCTGAATGTCACCTGCAGGGTCCAGCTGGCTGAGGTTGCCGGGCTGTCGTTGACAGTGGCAACCGGCTCAATCCACGTAACGGTGGTGCCAGCAGTTATTTGAGCCGGAACAGTCACAGGCATCACCTCCACCGTCTAAGGATAGCCTCACCAACCAGTAACAAATCCACCGTCTGATGACGTTGGCCTGCGGCGTTTCACCTTTGGCTTGGCTTCTTTGTTGTTGTTTTCATTTATCGCCGCCTGCAGCTGATCCCACATCGTCGCACGGTTGTACCTGCGCTTCACCAGTTCAAGCGTCGCCAGGCAATAGACCGCAAGGTCAAGCGGCTCATTGCGTGCGCCTGATGGCTTCTCCCAGGTCAGCACCTGAAAGCCTTTAACGGTCTTCGGCACCAGGCGTTCGCAGGTCAGGCCCTGCAGAAACTCCTCAGTCACGTCATTCCCAAAGTGAATAGAGCCGGGGCCGATGCCGTCCTTCTTCAGCCTTGCGTAGATCGTGCGCTTGAGCGTGTCGCCGCCGACCATGTACAGCGTCAGACCCTTCTTCAGCAGACGGCCTCTGGAGTTGACATCCACCTTGCTGCCTTTGCTTAATGCAGGCGCAGCCTTGGTGCTGCTGCCCTTGATCGCCACCACGCCCTCCCTAGTGCGCTGCC